GCCGGTTCTTCGGTCATAACACCCATGTCAATGGGCATCATTTCGGGAGAAATGTTCGTTGCCATGTCAAATCCTTAGTAGAAAGCGACTTTGCGCTTGAAAGACCGCATTTCGTCCTGTTCGTCTGTCTGTAGACGCAGAAAACCGCCCTGCCGGAAGCGGATCAGGGCCTGAACAGCACTGTCTACGTCATCATCATGGGGTGCGTTCGGAAAAGCGGCCATGTTTTCGATGAGTTCTCTAGCCCACCGGGTGTCTGGAGCCCAGACTTTACCCGATTGGAACAGGTCTGCCACAGAATTGATACGGACAAACTTGTCGTTCCCTCTACTTGGGGTGTATTCAGACACCGGAATGCCCATCGCCCGCAGTTCAAAGATCAGCGGAGCCCCTGCAGCCTTCGCTTCCACGATGAAAGCATCAGGTTCCCACTCTCTATAGTGAGCAAGTGCTTTTTCTTTCAGTTCAGGGAACTCCATCCGCTTCTGAAAACAGTCCAACAAGATGATATTTACGTTATTTTCATCTTCGTTCATGTTGAACACACCCCACGTAGTACACGCAGAGTAGTCGTTTCGCTCACCCTTAGTAAAAGCAGTGTCCCAAGACTGGATGATGAACTCACATGAAGGAGGCTTCTCCTTCTCCCAAATTTTCCACCACTCTCTTTTAACAATAGCTCCCTCTTCGGCGGTGGGATTTTGCTGGTACTGAGCGTTCCACTTACCCGGTGGGAGTTCGTCTCTTAGAGCAGACAGTTCCTCATACGACCAAAACTCAGGCCATAAGGGTTTACCCGAAGGCATGATCGCCGGGAGTTCAATGACTTCCCACTGATCTTCTTTTCCTAGTTCGCCAGCGGTCTTGAGAATTTTCCCAGTTAAGTCCGACTTCGACCACCGGGTCATGATGACCACGATAGCTCCACCCGGCTGGAGACGCTGACGCGGGCCAGATGAGTACCACTCAAACACGGAGTCGTAAATCTCCGGCCTGCCAGCGGCTAAAGCAGCCTCCTGTTCCGAGTGCGGATCGTCAATGATAAGAAGATCAGCACCTTTACCCGTCATGGTTCCACCAACACCAATAGCGAAGTACTCGCCATTCTTATTAGTAGCCCACCTTCCAGCGGACTTAGAGTCCTGTCTCAAAGCCACATCCGGGAAGATCTTTGCGTACTCCTCCGACCCTACCAAGTTACGCACTTTCCGGCCAAAGTTCACCGCCAGATCAGCAGTGTTAGACGCTTGAATCACTTTCTTCTCAGGATACCGGCCAAGGAACCAACTAGGAAGCAGGTACGAACCAAACTCGCTTTTGGTATGCCGAGGCCCAAGATTGATGATCAGCCTCTTCAACTTACCCTCAGCGATCTCCTCAAACTTCTTAGCCATCACCGCATGATGCCGGCCATGAATGAACCCCGGCCACATCTTCTTCACATACGCCATGAAACTCTTCTGGCACTTCTCCCTGTCCACAGCATCCTTGTAATCTTGTACCTGCTGTAATAGCTTCTCCTGATCCGCAGGAGACAGACTCGCCACTAGATCGTCTAGCTTCACGCAGCCTCCCACCTAAATTTTGCTTGCCCTACAACTGGGTGCCATTCCCGCCCCGGCCTGCTTTGCCATGACTTGGGGTTGTTTGCCGTCAACTCAGCAACCGTCTTCCAGCCCGCGCCGCGCAGCGAAGCGCCAGACTCAGACTGAAGCGTGTATGTAATTAGTTTCTGCCAGCCAAGAGCTTTCGCCGCCTGCCAGCATCGGGCGTACAAAAAAGAACACGCTCCCTTGGGCGCATCATCAACTACACAACACCGCGTAACTTCAGCAGTCACGCCATCATCCATAAACCGCGCAACCGGCCTAGACACAATAGCCACACCAACCAACTTGTCTCCGTCAGACACGCCAACAGAAAACAGCCCGCCCGCAGGTGGCTTGTTATGGCGGTGAAAGTTGCCCACAAACTCAATAGCCTCAGCAAGTTTTACAGGCACTGCGTGCAGTTTCATCTTGCTACTCCATCCCCCGGAATGAAATGTACGTGGGCCGAACAGACCTCCCCATCCCCTCAACCCTCTTGAGAGCACCCAGCTTCACCAACCTGTCCACAATCTTCTTCGTACTCCCCAGCCCAGGCTTACCCCTCAACTCACAAATGTTCCTCAGGCTCGGCCCGTACCCAAACCGGCACCACCACACATCTATAGCCAAAAACACTTCCTTCTGAGCCTCAGTCATCCCCATCTCCAATACCTCCTCCTTGGACCCATACACCTTCCTCAGAGGACTCTGCAACACCTTCTTCGTGCGCCACTTCTTGACGTTTTCCATTACAAATCAACAACTTAGCGCACACTCTTAAAGCGTTACTTTACTTCCGTTAAATTTAACGGCACGTTAAGCATCAAGCACACACCTTAACACCACAACAAGCAAAAAACCGTTACAAATCATAGACTTAGCCACGTTTGTTAAACCAGTTTATGTCATCCGTTAAATTTAACGGCACCAAAATTTAGTCCCAAATTTTTTGCTACCCCCCACCACTTTTTGTACAAAGACTGACCGGGGGGTGTTGCCAGATCGCGGGGTGGGGTGGAACACAGGGGCGTTTGAGTGGAAAGAGGGATGGTTCGTGTGGAATAGTATGTTTAAGGACGCGGGACTCCGCCTGCTGCAGCGGGGGGGTGCCCGGTGGGTGGGGTCGCGTCTGGCGCCGTCTCGTTTCCCTCGGTGCTGCCGTTAAAATTAACGCTAAGCTCGGCAAGCAGGCTATCGGCATCCGCCTCGATGATGGTTGCATCCGTTGCGCCTGCGGATATCAGGCCGCGTAGTTCTTGCATTACTCGAGCGCGAGCATCATCGGAGCTAGATATGGTCCTGACTTCCTTGCGTTCAGTGAACGCGGCCACCTCAGTGACGGTCCCAAGTACCTTGGCAGCGGCTGTGATCTGGCCGGGCTTTGACTCGGGGTCGACGATGACTCGCACCAGGGATTGGATGACTAATTCACGCAGAGCAGCGGGTGAGCGCAGTTTCGCGGTCTCCAGAGCCAGGGTGTAGGCCTCAATTTCCCGGGACACTCGCGGGTCATCGGCTAGGCGGTATGGTTCGCTGCTCATTGTGCGGGGGCTTGTTACGTCATACGCTGCTCTGTAGGCGTCTGCTTTGGTCGATCCCTTAGCTACTTCGTGGGCAAACTTACGCTGTTTGGCGGTTAGCTGGCGTGATACGTCTGCTCCCAGGATATGGGAAATGGGGACTTGGTTTAGTCCCTCCTCTATCTGCTTTCTGCTTAGTCTCATAGGTGTATTCCCTACTGGGGTTCTATACAGTATAGGGGAACAAGGGGAGAAGTCAATAAACTGCTGCTCGCTTCGCTCACTGCGCGCGGACTTCGGCCACGGATCGGGGCTCAGAACACCCCGACAGAACACTCCCAGCTTGTAAGTATTGCGCTACCAGGGAGCGCGATTCTTACAGATTCCTGACACTTTCCACCCCGGAACTGTACGTTCATACAGCAGGGTTTGTCCTATGTGCAAGGGCCACAAACACCCCGACACTATCGATGTTCCACGGTGGAACACAGGAGAAAACAGCATGACACGCACACAGTACCGGGCCTATCGTCGCAGCATCCGTGATAACGGGCTTGCCTACACGCTGAGACACGCACCTAAGCCGGATGGCTACACGCTGGCTAGGCTGGACATCATCGCAGGCATGCAAGACATGCTCGCTTGGCGTGTCCGTTGGATCAATCAACCCGACACGACACGCGGCAACATCATCCGCCTGACTTCCACCATTGCCTAACCCACTACAGGAGAACCCTCATGAAAAAGCACGGCGGAATGTATTTTTGGTCTATCGGACCCTTTGGGGGTTCTTTCTATGTCAAGTCTGCTGCTCGCCCTAGGCTCGCCCTGGCGACAGATGTGGCCTTTGCATCCCTATTCGGGCTTGCACTCGGCGCCCTTGTGGCATTCGGTATCTGACATAAACAAAGGAAAACTAACATGGCTAGCGGATTCGTTTTCTACGATGGTCACTCGCTGATTGATGGGGCTCCCATCATCGGCATTGCAGTCTTGCACTCTGAGAATGGCAAGACTGGCGATATGGTTCAAACGTTCATCCTGCGGGCGGATCAATCCCCCCTTGCAGCTATCGATAGTGGGGACGATGCCAGCATATGCGGGGATTGTGTCCACCGTGGCACGGATGGCCCGCGTACGTGCTATGTGGACGTTGGAAAGTCCGTGATGTCTGTTTTTGGTGCGTGGACACGCGGCGCCTATCCTCTGGTATCGCCTACCGTAGGTGCGCGCATGCTGCAAGGGCGCGCCGTTCGGATGGGGGCTTACGGTGACCCTGCAGCTATCCCTTCCCGCCATTGGCGTAGTCTGTTGCGGCTTGCCATGGGGCGCACGGGTTACTCGCACCAATGGAGAAAACGATTCGCTAAGGGTTTGCGCTCCCTGGTGATGGCATCGGCTGATACCGCATCGGAACGTGATCTAGCCCGTGCCATGGGCTGGCGGACTTTCCGCGTACGTGGCGCGGATGAAGACTTAGGGGAGCGTGAAATTGTGTGCCCTGCATCCGATGAAGGGGGCAAGACACGCCAATGCATATCGTGCCAAGCCTGCGATGGTGCCGACCGACCCGGTAAGGCATCCGTGGCCATCATCGTCCATGGGCGCATGGCCCGTCACTTTGTCGCGGCCTAAGGGGAAACCTATGCTTGAACAAAAAGCTTTCCCGACTGTGGACAAACACGCGGACTGTGTTTGTTTCAACTGCGCCGGGTTTTTGACTGCCCCACAGAACTACGGGTTTCCTGTAGGGCGAGGCCGCTTTGGCGCGTATTGTTCTGACTGCAGGATGCGGACCTATTACGATACAGAACAACCCCTTTGTGGGTTCTGTGGATCGACTGCAGAGCCCGTAAACGAAGGGGGCTATTCGTTCTGTCCTGACTGCAAAGGGGTTTGACCTATGGTTCGCATCATTCATTCCAAAATTTTAGGCGGATGGTTCATCGTTCGGGGTCCACATCAAACCCCGATCGGTGGACGATTCGATTCACGCGCTGCAGCTCTTGCACACTTGAAAAGAGGTTGACCCATGAAGACCATGCAAGCCCGTTTCCCGGGCCGGTGTGCCCGCACTGGCGCGCCTATCCGCCCCGGTGACACCATCGTTTACGCCGGGAAGGGCAAGGCGTATCTGTCCGACCTCCTGCCCGCTGTTGACCCTGATCTGTCTTTGGCGCGGTCGATTGACCCTGATCTGGCGGATACCGACCCGGACGCTGCAGCGCACGCGGGCCGGTATCTGCGCGCCAGCATGGCCCGTGGCGTGTCGGATATCTGGAATTCTGGCGGACGGGAGTTCTACCGGAACCGTCGCGGGCTTTGCGAGGATGCCCCGTGCTGCGGGTGCTGTAACGCATAGGGGCCGCACCATGTCCCGCTCCAACCCCATGCATAGGGAACCACCAGCACGGACCCCGAAGCCCGCCATGCTACGCATTCAAGTTAGCCGCCCCATAGGCTACACGGTCACAGATTCGAAGGGCCGCGTATTGGCTCAGGATTGCCCCGTGTGGCCCTTCCCCGTCACGTTACCCGCCCCCGGCCACGCTCCGGACCCCCGGCCCGTGCGCGCGCCAGTGCCCTACCCCGTCAACGCGCCAGCGGCGCCCTTCTGAAAGGACAGAACCATGCCTAAGCTCACATTCCGCCCCGGTCAACCCGTGGCATTCTCTCAAGCCGTTATCCGCCGCTCAGGGGATCAACTGTTTGTGTCTCGCGCACGGGGAACCGTGGTGGCCGTTTGGGATAAGCCCGGATTGGGTGGCCCCATTGTGTCGGTTGACTGGCACGGCACCTACATTCCGCATGAGGATGGCGGGACCGTGCGCCACATTCCCGGCGTAAACCTTACGCCGATTCTTGCCAATGGCGCAGTGTTCGGGGACTGACCTATGCCAAAGACACATGATTACACGCGGCCCACATGGGGGCATGACTACGCGACGATGAATGTTATCGATGGCGGGCAACAGTTACGCCTGAGCGGCTGGGGATCGGATATACACGATGGCGATTATTTGATCATTCGCAACGGAAACGGAACGACCCGTTACCGTGTGGACAGAATTGAATACCGTATGGACCCTGCAGATATGTGGTTTGCAGATGTTACGTTTGCACCCAGACCCGCCACTCCAAAGGACTGACCTATGCCTGACATTCCCTGCCTGGACCCTGACCGGCCCATGACCCCCTCAGAACTAGCGGACGAACGCTGGGAGCGCCGCCGTGCCCGTGTGCTCACCCGTGCGCACGTAGAGCACCTCGAAACCGCCCTTCGGTGGGCACTTGAGCAAGTCGAGGACGATCTAGACCTAGACCACCAAGCTGCCCTAGAGGATGCTTGGTCCCTTTTGGAGGACTGACCTATGTGGCAATACGTTTCGATCAACCGCTGCCCTTCGGGCTTTGGGCAATTTCAATCCGGTGAGCGGGGGGATGTTTATAACACCCTGACCGATCTGCTGGCCGACACTGACGCCACCGAGATGCTGGACGGAGAGCCACTGCCAGCAGGCGCAGAGGATATCCGGGGCCGAGTCAGAAACGAGCCGGACAGGCTTTTCGTAATCGTGGGCGACGGCGGATTGCACTACTTCGGTGCTGTCGCCGTGGAGGACTGACCGATGCTTTACCTAACCATCCCGCCCGACTGCGCCGGGTATCCTGCTGCAGCATTCACTCAGGACGGGCAACTCCTGATTGCCGGCCCGCGAGAAGACTGCGAACACGTGGCCCGCGACAATTCTGGCCTGTACTGCTGGATTGACCGGGGCCGTCCCGTCATTCGGACCGACTTTTCCAATCAGGAGGACTGACCTATGCTGTATTCCCAGACTGCCCGCTGCGCCCGCTGGGGCGCTGCAAAGGGAGCCCGCCGCGTCTCTGGACTGACCCGCTCCGAACGCGAAGCCGTGCGCGCTGGGGAGGAGGTGCGGTTTAGGGGTTGTCCCGAGGTAGACGGGACCGATGAGAGGCGCATAATTTTTACGGGCGGGAGGTTCTACGCTCGCCTTCCCAAGGAGTAACCTATGGACCGCTGCCCGCTTCGGCGGGCTTTTTTACGCCTACCCACTTGCACCACTCAAAGGACTGACCTATAATCCGCGCACCTGTCGGGGTGGCACCCGTCAGTAGCATCCTAACTGCGAAACCGAACCCTTATTGAGGGGGCGGGCTTCGTCAAAGCGCATGGAAGGTGTTAGGAACCAACCATGTTGCGGCAGCCAAGCCTAAAGCCCGTATCTCTCAATAAGGGTTTTTGCTTTTCTGTCGTGCCATGCTTCAAGAGTCTATCGGGTTCTGGGTGGCACGGGGTAATCGGAGGAAGTCGCAGGGGTGGATGCCCCGCAGTGCGATGTAGGCCGGTCTGCACCACCCTACTAC